GATTCAGTTACCCATTCCATTTGGCATTGTGTTAAACCTTCAAATTGATTTGGTGTAAGTTTCATTAGTTAGCCTTTTTCTTGGCTAATTCTTTTTCACATTCTTTATAGATGCGGTGGCTTTCCCATCTATTTGTAATAACCATGCCACATGTGGCACATACATTTTCTTTAATCCATTGTTCAGTAATCATTAGTTTGCACCTACTAATTGTTCTGATTGTAGTTTTTCTAATTCTTGATTGTAAGCATCAAATAAATGAGCAAAAACACCTTTGTAAGAATCACGATTCCAAATTATTTCATCTTTGTAACTATTGCCAGCCGTACCATTTTTTAAAATAGAAACAAATGTTGCTTTACCAACCGGATTTTTTACTCTTTCCAATTGAAATTCTGTTCCATCTGAAGACCAGTCTTTATCAATCACTGCATACATGCAAAAATATTTCTTGCCATTTATTTCTACAATTAATTGATCATTTTCAATAGACCAATCATCATGTATAACAATGTTAAAACAGGTTGTTACTGATTTATTACTTCTTACTTCTAACATATTAACCCCTTCCGGTCAATTGCGTTTGTAAATGCAATTAAACACTACCCCACCGACAAATGCAATTGTCCAGGGCGGCGTTTCTTGTGATCTACATCACCCAAAGGCCTTACCCATAGCCGTAAATGAGCCATCCACATTAAATGGAATCATCTCTACGCTCACATTGCCACGCTTAACATGGATAATGACCGCACCTGCCTGCCAATTGGCGTAGCCTCGCGTATAAGCCATCTTTTTCAGGTCACAGGTGTGACCACATTCAACCCCTACTAAAACACGCTCTAAACGGCCATTAAAGGCTTCTGAGGCACATGTGTAGCCCAATCTGTGCGTATGCCCCGACACGACACTTCTGCCCCAGCGTTTACTAAGGTTCAACGCGGTCTGACCGGCAATATTAGATATAACCCCTTCATCCCCATGACACAGTACAAAGTTAGTGCCGGGTATCGCATAAGGCTGTTTTGCATAATAAATTCCTAGATCATCAAAACCCATAAATTTTGCGTACTGTAATTCAGGTAATCCCATTAAGCCAGGTATGCGTTGAACCGCCTTGTATAACCTATCTGAATGATTTGACCTGCTAACCACATCTGTTTTTAATTCAAATAAAATATCCTGACATGTGGCTCTATCTTCATCCAGGGTTTGCATAAATGATTCTGCCTTACCTTCGGCAAACCTGGAGATAGTATTAAAATCCATTTCATCACCAACATTTAAAACTAAATCAAATTTAAAAGCATTAACCAATTTCTTTAAGTTAGTTACCGCTTCTGTAAAGTGAAATGGAACTTGCAGGTCACTGACCACAAGATACCGAGCGTTAAATGACTTATCTCGCTTAATCTTCATCCTCGTCATCTGTTGGATCAATCCGGGGAACTATCTCATTTGGTTTATTGCCTGTGATCCAATCCGGGATTGATGTACCAGGTTCAGTAATTAACCAATAAGCAACTTCATTTGAAAATCCGGCGGCTTTGGCGGCGCGGTACATCTCATTAAGAGTTACATAATGAGTTTCAAGTTTGTTTAATTGTTCAGCCTTACGCGGCGCACGCCTTTTGCGCTTTGTTGTCTTATTAGTTTTTTTAGTGGCCATAGGTCAATTTTAGATCATACAAGCCCGCGAATAGCGCGCTCAACGCCTTCTTCTAGGCTAATTTTTGGTGTGTAGTAATCGCTCATCATGGTTGGATCACCTACCCGATACGCCACACCTGCCGGCTTATCGGTCAAAATCCTAAAATTTTGAGCCTTCTTTTCATAACCCAGGGTTTTCAATGCTATCTGCGCTAACTCTAAAAAGGTTGTAGGCCTGCCTGTACAAAGATTGATGGTTTGATTGCAATCATTTTTAACCATAGTTATTACTGCATCCACTATGTCATCAATATGAATAAAATCCCTAGTAGTAGTTGCCTTACCCCAAATATTAAAGGGGTTAGCGTTCATTATTGCGCGTTCAATAATTGATGGAAATGGATAATCTAAATCTTGATCTGTGCCATAACCGCTAAATGGTCTAAGTGTTAATACCTTTGTACCTTCTTCACGCAAGTAATTCATTAACATTTCACCGGTTAGTTTTGACCAACCATAAGACATATCCGGCTTACCCATTTTATTAAAGTTAATGTCTTTTTCTTTTAACTTTCGCTTCTTAGTTAATGTTTGTAATTCAGTTGGATAGGCGGCTGAAGATGAAAAATAAACTACATAAGGCTGTTCAGTACGCATTGCCCAGGTTGCAAACTCAGCATCAATTGCTAGATCAACAGCCAAAGCCAATGGTTCATTTTCAATCATTATACGGCCACCAACTACGGCGGCTAGGTGAATTACAAGATCGTATTGTTTGTTATCCAATTGAAAAAATTTACGGCAATCAACACCATTTTTTAAATCTACTAAAGTCAGGTTAGCGTGTGGCAATGCACGCCTAAAGGCACGGCCAACAAACCCATGCGATCCAGTAATTAGTATGTTCATCTAAATTTTCTTACTAATTCTGCATACTCCACGCTTGCCAAATATTTTTGTAAAGTCAATAAATCATTTTCATACCATTTAGGTTGATTGACCCTGGCATAACCTTCATCCATTTCGGCTTTACCAGCAACCGGGTGTAAATGCTCAATAATTACATCAGGTAGGTATTTTAAATATTCTAAATCCAGGCCTAATTGTTTTACAAAGTTATCAAAGAATAAATGTACGCATCCAGGGAATGTCATACCGCGCAACTCATTTACTAAATCCCGGCTCATGCCAAAGGCTGTTGGCAAGTTAGCACCTTGCAATAAATCATCACCGTAAACTATTCCAGTGTTTTGACCTAACGCCTGAATAAAGGCTTTATCCCAACCCTGCGTTCTAGGAATGTGATCATCACCCATGAAAACAAAATAATCATATAAAGGAAATTTAGTAATATCCAACAAATAAACTGCACCGGTATTAAGAGATTTAGCACAACCACCTGTTTTATTGTCGGCAGGTAGTTTTTTATAGTTTTCACTTTTTGCGTACTCATTCCATTTTGGATCATCATTATCTATAATTACATATAGATCAGCCTCAGTATTTGTATCTTTAAAAGCCTGTGCCAACCGTTCGGCATTTTCAGGCCTACCCCTACTGGGTACAACCACACACATCTTCATGGCCATAGGGTAGGGGATCGGGCTGACTTACTTCTTAGATATTAGAATTTGGTACAGCGTGTCTAGTTTTTCCTCTATACGGGCAACCCTGCCTTCTAGGTTATGGCGGCCATTATTATCAGGTTTTAACTCACTCAGATAATGCTTTACCAGCCATCTAACGGTTGCCACTAATGCGCCTAAAATGGTTACCGTAGATACTGCAAAAGCCGCCCAATCGTTCATTGTCATTTACTATTGATTCCAAATGACTTGTCTTTAGGATCAAAATACCTGGCAAATGGCGCAACTAAAGCACCAGCCAAAATTGATAATTCAGGTTTAACATCTCCAATTAAAGCCAAGCCAGTTGTAACGGTAGCCGCCGCAACGCTTCTCAAATATGACTTAATAATCTCTTTTTGCTTTGTGGTCAATTTCATTTTAATCCTAACTCTTTTATTTTGTTTGTAACTTGATTTTGGTTTAACGCAATTTCAAAGTGCATATCATCTTTACGCTTCTTGTAATTGCCGCCCCAGGCTAAACCATATTTAGTTATGAGTAGGTTAATTATATTACGCTGATCCTTATTAAATGTATTTGACTTGCCTAATGGATGCTTAATTGCATTTAGGTCAATGGCTGTGCCGGATGAATGATTACTTAAAACCCGATCTGATCCCCTGGTCATGCGAAAGGCATAACCCCAATCATCTAATTGGCCTTGATCTATTGGCTCAACTAATTCATGGAATTCTTTGGCAAAATTTACAAGCAATGGCGCAACGGCTTTAGCACATGCAAACCTAATCTTTGTACCTGGCACTGTAAATGATTCAATGCCTAATGCCTTGCGATCCTCACTAGCCGGCCAACCGTTAGGGCTAGTGAGTTCTCTAATTGTTGCCATTTAATTATGATAACAATGCTTTGGCTTCTGATTCGGTAATTCCCAATCTTTTTAAAACATCAGCCTTAGTTTTTGCTTGCGCCGCTTCTTGCGCTTCTTTTTCAGCGCGATCCAGTTCCGCTTGTTGTCTTGCAGTTTCTAAATCTGCAATTTCCTCAGCAGTTAATGGCACTACCTCGGTGATGCCTGTACTGCAATCTACTATTACCTTTGTTGGTGTGTCTGCCATTGTGTTGCTCCTTTGTTAAGCGTTGGATATTCCGTATAGATAAAATGATGAGCCTGATACAAAGTTGCCATCTGTTTCTAATTTTACAGAACTTACAGCGGCGGTTATGTTTACCAAGCCAGCAATTCCTAAAATTCTATTGACAGTTGATGAATTGTTTTCAATAACAGAATTAACCTGAATTGGTTTATTTTGGCTAACAGTATATGAAGGAATATATATTTCTACACTTCCAAAAGTATTGGAAGTTGCTGGCGTTCCTGAAACTCCTGAAAGTGTCCAATAGGAACTTCCAGAACCATTAGAGGAATCTGCGGTTGAACCATAACCTCTAATTTGTGTTCTTGAATAAGTGGCAGTTGAACCATTAAAAGATAAATATAAATCTAACACAGCACTAAAGGAACTGTCGCTTCTTCCCGAACAACGAATAACCAAATCCGTATAGGTAGCAGGTATTGATGAGAAGGTAACAGATGCCGCACTTGATGATAAAACATTTGAACTGATTAAAGTATATGTGGCTGGCATTTTAGGCTTTCAGTATTCCGTAGAGGGTGGCGACTGCACCTGCTTGAAAGGTAACATTCATTAAAGTTATTGAAGTAATAGCGGAAGTGCTACGCCATAATCCAACGTGCCGTAAAACTTCTCCCGAACCATTTTGGTCAGCAGCAGAATCTGATAAATAAGTTTTAAATGTAGACCCTGCATAAGAAAATATATCGGCAGTTATCATAGATGGTCTAGTAGATTGGTAACCTGCTCTGCCAAGTAATCCACTATTTACAGAAGTTTGCCTTGAACTTTGAGCAGTAGAACCATCACCCATCAACTGAGTTGCGGAATAATTAGTAGCAGTATCGCCATTAAATTGTATTTTAACCGTATCTAGACCATATGAAGTAAATATATTTGTTAAAACTAACCTTAGGTCTGTGTAGGTAGAAGGTATTGAATTAAGTGTAATAGTTGAACCCGCACTACCCAAAGTAGTTGTTGCAATTTTCTCATATGTGGCTGGCATTATGCACCTTTGATTCCGTAGAGGGCGAAGGTTGTAGAAGTAGTCCAGTTA